AACACCTTGAAGGCGGCTCCGCTGTTTGTGTTATCGTATTCGGGCATTGTTTTGTTTTGTTGATTATCGCTCATCAAACCGCAGGAACTGCGACTCGAACGATAAAGGGATACTAGCTCTTGGACAGGCTCTTGCAAGCTTTATATTTAGATACCAGTCTGCGGGTTGTTGTTTATCTTGGCTGATTGTCAAGAACAAATCGCAATCATGTTCGATTGCCCTTGATTCTCTGGATGCTCCATCAGCGTTGAGTTGCGTGAGTGCAATGATGGTGATGTTCATTTCCTTGGCAAGCATCTTGAGCGTTCTGGAAGCCTCTGCCACTTGACGCTCACGGCTGTCCTTGCGGTCTGTAGGCTCCAGAAGCTGGATGTAGTCAACGACCACAAGCTTGACTTGATGAACGGCTACAAGCCTACGGATTGCCGCACGAAGCTGGAGACAATTCATGGACGATTCATCTCGGATATACAGCTTGAGCTTGGATAACTGGGCCACGCCAAGACTGATCTTATCCATAAGCTCCTTGTCGGGATCTTTGGACAGGCGGCTCACATCAGCCCCGCTATAAGACGCTACAAGCCTGTCAACAAGCTCTCCGCTACTCATCTCCAGTGAGAGGATTCCAGTGGGATTGCCGCCAACATCGCTCGTTCTCATAGCCATATTGAGTGCCATAGCGGTCTTTCCGCCCTTGGTAGGGGCACCAATGACCACAAGCTGGCCTCCACGGAATCCTCCAGTAAGCTCGTCAAGCTGGCTAAAGCCTGTGGTGATACCTAGGAGCTTGCCCTTGTTCTTAATCATGTTCTCGTATTCATCAAGCCTGTTGCCAGCGGCCTCCTTGATGCTCTGGATCTTGGTCGTTGTCTCGGCATCGGCGGCTACTGCAACCAAAGCCTTCTGCACGATCTCGCTCAAGTCCCCCTCGTGTGCAGGATCGCTTGCACTGGCAATGATCCGCTCTGCGGCACTGATCGAAAGTCTTGCAGTGTGCTTATTGCGCAGGATGTCTAGGTATTCCCTCCAGTTTGACCTAACGGAAAATGAGGTGAATATTTCCGTCACAAAAGCTGGCCCTCCAGAAAGCTCAAGAGTGCCAGCGTTCATCATGTGGTTGGTGATGGTGATAAGGTCGCAGTCGCTACCCTCCTTCCAAAGTTCCACCAGCCCCTCAAACACCTTGCGATGCGAGGGGTGATGGAACAGCTTGGGGGAAGCAAGGTCTGCAATCTCATCCATTACGGATGGGTTCTGCATGATGCAGGAGAGGAGTGCCCTCTCTGCATCTTGTGATGATGGAAGGTTCATGCCTTCTTCTTCCTCTTTGGTTCTGGCTTTGCGGCTTGCAAGGCCCAGTAAAGGTCAACTTGCTTCTGGAAGACAAACCACTCCTTGGACAAGTCTTCACGCCACACCACCTCAAAGTCACCTTCCTCCTCCTTGCCGATACGGACGATGGCATGGTTGGTGATTATGTTTTCTTTCCAATCTCTGGAGTTTTTAAATCCATTCACATCCTTTACTGCACTCTTAAAGCAATCTTTAATTGGCTGATTAAAATCCCACAATGCCGCATACCCTGCACACTGCCTCCAATAGCCGTCACCAATCTTCTTGCTGGTCTTGAAGTCCAGCAGGACGAAGTTACCACTAGAGTCCTTGGCGATAAGGTCAATGGTGCCACCATAACGATAAGCCTCATTCACCATCTGAAGCTCTGTTCCCACTACCTCAAACTTCTGTCCCTCCCACCAGTCGAGGAACTTTGTGTAGCACACAAGAGCCTTGGCTATGTCAGCGTCATCATAATCGGACAGATCAGCCACATTACCATTGAGCATACACTCAATCATGAAGTGAGCGATGGTTCCAATGTCAGCGGCCTTGTCTCGCTCCTTGCGATAGTCCTTGCCTTGCGATCCGAGGTTCCACGCCCAGTGAATTAGGGCAGATGGATCGTCTCCGATCTTGCAGATAGTGCTACCCCCCGGCACTTGGGTTCCATCAGCTAGATGGTATTTTTGATGAGGTGCATTACGCACCAGTTTTGTTTTTTCCATAGTGTTGTTTATGATCAGTCTTTTTTTAAAACCTTGCAAACAATCGCAGTGGTGAATCCGTAGCTCAATGGGTAAAGAGATTGAACGATCTCGGCTTCCTCAAGTGACTCAAGTATGCCTTCATTTTCGCTATAGTTCTTTATGATGACTTCATTTTCCAGAAGATCAGCGTCTGGATCATTTAGTGTTGCCGTTGCATAAGGCATACCATCCTGCGTTAAGCGAATGGCTGTGTTGCCATCTGCATACTTGGTGAATACGACTTCGCACTCGTTTCCGTTGTGGGTTACTTTCATGGAACTACCGATAGTCAGATTCCATATCGTTGTCCATAACAAATTCTTCCCAGTTGTCATTATTTTGTTCTTGACTTCCAGTGGCTTCTCCAAGGCCGTTTTGTGATACAAACAACTCCACAAGCAACGCAAGGGCATCGGCTCTATCTGGCGAGTTTCCCTTGGTTCTCCGCTTTAACTCCTTCTTGCTCTCAAGCAAAATCTTCTCATTTTTTAGCGAGTAAATCCTGGCACAAAGCTCTCGTGCAGTCTGATCATCCATGCCTCGGAGTCTTCCCCCCATAACGACAACCTTGATCTGTCCCCATAGTTGAGTCACCCGATTGGCATAGACTTGCTTGGCTGGCCTTGTGTCCTCCACACTCACTGGAGCGTCTGTAGATGCCCCTCCAAAGCTCACCCTAGTAAAGCCACCCTGCCATCTCTGGGAGATGATGTCAGCTATGCCGGCACCAGCACCAGTTGAGTCCAGTGCAAAGTCTTCTGGCTGAACGCCACGCTTCTCAAGCTCGTTGATGGTCTGGTCTGCGACTTGATAGAACAGCGGGTAGTTCGGATCATCCATGAGATTAAGACGGATGGTATCGGTGAGGAGCATCGTGATGTCGCCGTCAGCGGCCTTTCCCACCTTTGCAAACCTCAAGATACAATCGTCTCCTTGCGTAGTGAATGCGGGATCAAGCCCAGCAATGGTCTTAATGCCACCACCAGCCCATATAACGCCCTCCCTAGCCTTTCCTTCCGTGATCATTGCGGAGTCTAGGATGGTATTCCTTGCCCCGCTCTTACTCCACATTCCCCTGCAATAGCTATTCCACTCCAAGCTCCCCTCTCCGTAGTTCTTCTTGATGATGTCAACATTCTCCTGCGAGAAGAGATAGGGATAGATAACCCTGCCAGCCTTGATGTTGGGAGACTTTAGCCCATCAAACCTCACGCAGATTCCGCTCTTGGTTTCCCAATGCTCATCATCATCACCAATGCTTCCCCAGCCCATCTTTGGCTCACAGAACAGGCCGTGAGGGTCGAACATGGATGATGCGTTGGCAATGGCAATAAAGTGATAGAAGTCTGTTCCCACTTGCAAGTTGGCCCTAGCCGAGAAGATGGCTGGATTTGTCTGGGCGGCTTCGTCAGCCATGATGCAAACCCTTGGCAAGTGAACGCCCTGCAACTTACCAACGGCCTGCTCCACGGCCCCACTATCTACAGCCAGTGCTATGATGGCACTCCTATCGTCGCCCTTCTTAAACTGGATCTTGGTCTGGGAGTCCACCACATTAAGCCCAAAGAGCGGGACACATGGCCTCACAAACCTCATCATCTCGGCCCAGATACGCCCACGCAGGGATGGAACAGTTGTGCTGGTTAGGGCCACACGAGTCCCCATCGGCCTAGCCAAGTATTCAACAAGGGACAGGAGAGTGAATGTGAAGGTCTTGCCAGCGGCGGCACATCCAGTAACCCCGATCTCGTCGTAACTCGTCCAAGCCCATAAAGCCAGTTCGTTCCAGTCATTCCATGACTTAATCACATCGGGCCAGAGCATGGAGATGCAATGCTTGATGTGTTGCCCCCGGCTGATCCCGGTGATGCGTGATGGGTCTTGATCAGCAACCATCAGCAACTCTATCTCCAGTTGCGTTATGGCTGGATGCTTGCTGAAATCTAGGCCGTATGTCTGTAGCTTCATAAAATAAGAAACCCCTCCCTATCTGCACCTGCAGGAGAGAGGGGCTTCCGTTTTTCCCACGCTGAATTAGTAGCTTCGCAGTTGTGAGCGGATGGAGTCAAGTGCCGATTTTGGCTTTCCTCTGGTTTCTCCCTCATCATCAGACGAGCTTCCTTTTGTGATACGAGGCTGGACTGCGGCATCAGCCGCCGCCCTGCTCTTGTATTTGGCAAGCTCGGCCTTCAGCTTCTCGTTATCTGCAACTGCCTCCTTTGCAATCACGGCAAGGAAGGGGGCGACAACCATTTCATTTTGGCTGGCGTTGCCGTGGATGATTGCACGAGCGGCCTCAACTCTTGCACTCACGGCCCTATTGTGGTCATCGTCCCCTTCCACCTCACGGAAGAACTCACTCTTATTGGCAAGGTGAGCCTTCATGCGGTCAAAGTTTTTATTTATCGTTTCCGATGTTTCGATTTGGGACTGGGCTTCTGCTTCTTGAATTTGGACGGCAGTGTTGCGATAGTCAGACAAAGCTCCCTCCAAAGCCCCCCGCTTGCTGTCAGCATCGTTGATAAGCTGAAGGAACTGGGCCGAAGCCGCTCCACCGCCGAAGCTTTCGTCGATGAACTCAATCCGCTCTTTGCCTTTGAGCGATAGGGCTTTTTCCGCAATGCTTGCATCTTCAGCGATTTCTTGGGCAAACTGCGATGCTTGTTCAATGGATGCTTTATAGGGCGTTTCATATTTTTCTTTGAATTTAGGGGAACGCTCAAATGCGGTGCGTTCCAGTTCCGCTTCCAGTTTCTCTAGCTTCTCCCGATAGGTCTGGACTTCCGTATCTTTGGCTTTAAGGGTTTCTTCGTAGCTCTCTGACTTCTTGCGAAGCTCTGCGATGTTGTCTTCCTTGGACTTCTTTTTCTTCTCGACAACAGGCTCTGGGTCTTTGGACAGATCAATGTCAGAGATGTCAAAGCTGTTCTCTGGCTTTGTCTCCTCGGCCTTAACCTCTTTCTTGGATTCTTTCTTATCTGTGGAGCCTCCCTCCATCTGCTTTAGGAAGTCTTCACTCTCCTGCGTGGACACCTCATCCATGCCATCTGGCACAGGGATGGCAATGTCTGGAAGGTTCTCCAAGCTCTTGAGGTCTGTCCTCTCAATCTTGGGCTTGCTCTTTAGTTGGCGGGAGATTTGGCTCTCCCAACTTTCGTCCACTGGTGGTGGCGTGTTTCCGATGTTTGGTTCTGCGGGTGCAGTCGTGTTTAGGTTTGGGTCTGACATAAATTAAAACTCTCCAATATAGGATGGCGGGATTTCGTTAACTTCTTCTGGAACAACTGCAAGGTTATGGAGGTCAGAGACAATACTGGCTCGTCCAGCATCATAACCAAACAGCACATGGCTATTGGATGCCACTTGCAAGATAGCGTTAGTGTTTCCAAGGGCTTTAGCGGCAGTGAGTGAGTCCACTACAGACAAAGCCTTCTGGATGATGGGCATGGCAAGTGCCTCCTTTAACTGCGAGGCAAGACTTACATCATGCCTCCACTCTTCGTATGTCATTTAATTAAGTCTTTTTTCTTTGGGAGTTTTTCATCACTGAAGATTATCCCATGTTCTTCAGCTTTAGTGATTTCATCAAGACCATCAATAAGAGAGTCCGTATTAACCACCACATTAAATCCATCTACAGATTCGGCGTGATCTTTGCAAGCATTAATTGCTTCTTCCATAGTGTCTCCAACGCCGATGCAATCCCCAATCTCAATCATCTTAACTCCATCTGTGGGGATGATATAGCCTTGGCCTTCAATGTTTGCGTAGTTACGCCACTTAATCCACTGATCCACTTCTGGATCGTTGCTAACTGGGCACCAGCGTTCTGCGGCAAAGTCAGAAGTGATGACGGCTAACGCCCCATACTTATATCTCCACTCTGGCTCAACAAGATCACCATTAGCCCCACCCTCCACAATGTCCGCCACATTATCAATCATCTCCCAATACAGGGCAGATGGAGGGGCTGGACAGCGGGTAGTGAGGTCAATGAGATAAGGCGTGTTATCCTCGGTAACTCGGATTTCCGTTGAGAACCACTGGCGATAGTCAGCTTCAGCTAGGAACGGAGCCAGCTTCTCGTTAACAATCTTAACTGGATCTGACAGCTTTGAGTAATCACGGATAGCACCAAGGTAGCCTTTGTCCTTAATCTCCACCCCTGTAAGGCAAGTAGATGGGAACTTGCCATCAATGCAGAAGCCGTCATAACCAGCCTCAACAACACTTTCCACTTTATGCTCCACAACAAACGGAAACACTTCACAGGCTCCACCAAGGTGATCCCAAAGCTCGTTCATCCGAGGCTCTGCTGTCTTCCAGTTTTTGGAATGGAAGGTTTCGGCTAGTCCACGGAAG